GCAAGTATGTCATAAAACCATGTTGTTTCATGTTTTCTGGCTTTTGTCTTTTTAATGGTTGTAAGTAACTTGCACTGCCATCTTTTTTAAAGCCACCTGGTAACGGTGTTACACCTGAATCCTTATCACTACGAACAAAAATAAGTTGTGTTGTTTCTGGATCATACAAGTCCGTGATCTCTCGTGGTTGAAACGGCGACTTAACTTGCACAAATCTATGTGCAGGAATACCTGCTATACCAGCAAGTGATTTCTTTAATTTAAAAGGGAATGGTCTGTTGCTTTTATCATCAGTTGCGGCAATGAATACATCTGCTTTAGGAAACTGTGCAACGGCAGCATCATATAATGCTTTATGCCCTGCATGAAATGGATGAAATCCTCCTGGTATAATAACTAATTTTTTTAACGCCATTTTTCTTTCCTAGTAGCTCATTGTAATTGGACCAATTTTACCGCTTGTAAATTGACTTACGATAGCTCTTATCCATGTGTACTTACCAGGCAAATAGATACTATAGTCAGTTGTAATAGCAGTTGAACCGTCAATTGCACTATCTCCAGGAAATGTATACACATCAAACCAATCAGCTTCTATAAGGCCAGTTGGATAATCTGTTGGATAGCTATCTGCAGTTTTTGGATCAGTATCTAAACTTGCTTGTATTGTAACTATTCCTGGAAAGTCATTGGAAATAAAACGTATGTTCTGTCCATTACCTTGTCCAAGATAGTAGCCTACACCTTTTTGTCTAGTTCCTGTAATCGTGGTTGTACCAGCCGCATATTCGGTTTCTGCTATTAGTACGAGACTGCTTGACTTCATATTACTCTGCTTTTGTTAATTCAACAAGAACATTGCTACTTCCGCCTTCAGCTGCTAATTGAGTTATTACTGCTTCTAATTGTGAAATTGTATCAGCACTAAGTATTTCTCTTGCAGGAGCATCGTCACGAACTAGTTCGCTAAGTGTTATTGTAATTGATGTTGTGTTTATCTTTGCCATAACGTTATTTATCGCTTTCTAATTTTGTGTTTGATTTACAACTACAATACCATTTTCGTCAACTTCATTATTTGCAGATGTTTTTGGTGTAGATCTAAAAATAACTTTTTTCTTTTTGCCTTTGATAAAAAGATCACTAGTTAGATGACAATTTTCTAACTTTTCAAACAGTATCTTTTTACTCAATGGAACCTTGATTAGCTCGTCTATTTTACGTCCCAATGGCCTTGCACCCATTTTAGGATCATATCCAACTTCTACAAGATGATCAACTAGTTCTTCAGTAATTATAATATTAATGTTTTTACTCTTAAGACTACTGCGAAGTTCATTTACAAACTTTGCAACAATTTTCTTTATGGCAATTGGCTCAAGTGTTTGAAACTTAACAACAAGGTCCAGTCTGTTTCGAAGTTCTGGTTTGAAAAAATCTTTTACTGCTTTGTCTTCAGATCCAGTTTTAACCAATGGTTGTCCAAATCCAATACTGTTGTTTTCGTTGTCTCTTGCACCTAGGTTAGATGTAAGTATAATAATACAGTTTTTAACATCAACTGTTTTACCATTTGATCCAGTAACAGTTCCTTCATCCATCATTTGTAAGAATATGTTAGAAATATCTTGATGTGCTTTTTCAATCTCATCAAATAGCAATACACTGTATGGTGATTTTGATATATCTGATATCAGTTTACCACCGCCTAAGTTGCTATCATCGTAGCCAACAAACCCTGGAGGTGCGCCTAACAAGCTACTTACAGTGTGTTTGTCTTGATATTCGCTCATGTCATAACGTAAAAGTTGCATGTCAAGATGGTTGCTTAAAAGTTTAGCAAATTCAGTTTTACCAGTACCTGTTGGTCCTAAAAATAAAAACGCACCCATTGGCCTATTTGGCGTGCTTATACCTGCGTAGTTTACATATAGTCTTTCTAGCACTTGATCTACAACTTGATCTTGACCAAAAAGTTTTTGTTTAATGTTGCTGTCAAGATCTTGAACCTTTTCGCTTACGTCACTACTTACTTTGCTTTCAGGAATTTTAGCTATTCTAGCTACCTGTACATCAATAAGTTCTTGATCTACTACTAATCCATCTTTGTCTTTTATACGTTCTACGGCACAGGCAGCATCAATTAAATCAATTGATTTATCTGGATTTTTCTTATCATTCATGTACCTTGTGGCCATATCAACCGCTTTAATGATAGCATTGTCTGCGATTTGCACATTATGGAATTTTTCTAAACGCGGTCTTAACCCGTGCAGTATTTTGACTGTGGTTTCTTTATCTGGTTCATCTATACTGACTCTATAAAATCTACGCATTAATGCTCGATCTTTTTCAAAACTATCATAAAACTCTTCCCATGTTGTACTTGCTATTACTTTAATATTACCTTTAGTAATTGCAGGTTTTATCATGTTAGCAAAGTCTAAACTGCTTCCACCAGTTGATCCAGCCCCCTTCATGGTATGTGCTTCATCAATAAAAAGTATACAGTTCTTTTTTGATTCGAGAGCTGATATTACGTCTTTGAGTTTTTCTTCAAATTCGCCTCTATATTTTGATCCAGCAAGCAAACTTCCAATTTCTAATCCCCAAACTTCAAAGTTTTGTATAAACTTTGGAACATTATTTTCTTTTATTCTTGTTGCCAACCCTTCTGCTATGGCAGTTTTCCCAACACCTGGATCACCAACCATTAACACATTGCTTTTAAAACGTTTGGCTAACACTGTGATTATTTCTTCTAGTTCGGTTTCTCTTCCGATTACTGGTTCTAGTTTGTCATTTTTTGCTAACTGTGTGATATTTACACAATGTTCGTCTAAGATGTCATTTGCTTGTTCAGTAGGCATACCTGTTGCAGTTTTTAATTCATAGGTTTGTTGCCAATGTATTACAAACTCTTGTTTTGTTACTCCATGTTTTAGCATAAAGTAACTAGCATAACTGTTTGATTCAGCCATAATCGCAAGCCAAACATCAATGGTACTCATTGCACGTCTTCCGCCAAACATGACCTGCGTAAGTGCTCTGTTAAAAACACGTTCAAGTGCATTGGTTTTTCTTGGTTCTTTTACTTTGCCTTTTGCACTAACTAACACTGCTTGACTATCAAGGTACATTGTAAGATCTTGTTCGATAGCCTCAGGTGATGTGCCAAACTGTTCAAGGCATCTCCAAAAACGTTTATGTTTTACCAAAGCCAACATCAAGTGTTCAAGAGTAACATATTCGTGATTTTTACTCACTGCAAGTTTTGATGCTTGATCTAAAATATTTTCAATTTCAGGATTATTTTGCATGTGTCTCCTAGTTTGTAGTATTTATTGTTGGTATTTCTTGATAGTGTTTATTATTTCTTCAGGAATGTTCGTTGGCATAGTTGCCTTTATCTTTACAAAGATATCACCAGGGTTGTGTCTATCTCTAAACACACCTGCAGACCCTAGTCTTATCGTTACACCTGGATTGGTTCTTGGTGGTATTCGAACATCATATTTCTTTCCTAGTACATCTACTACCTTGATATCACCGCCAATTATAAGTGTCCAAAAGTCAACAGTTTCTTCAGTGTACATATCTAGTCCGTGCCGTTGCCACTTGCTGTCAGCTTTTATCCTGTAACTTACAATTAAATCCATACCTCCAGGAGCAGCCTTGGCATACCGTATGTTTTCACCATGAACAACACCTCTTGGAATATCTATTTCAACACTGCTATTTCCTTGTTGTGTCTGTACACCAATGATTCGTTTACCACCAGCCAGGCTATCTTTAAGACTTATACTAATACTGATACGTGCTTCTTTTTGTTGTTGCTGACTTTGTCTAAACATCTGTGCAAATATATCTTCAAAGCCAAAACCTTGTCTATGATGAGAAAATCCTGCTTGCTGATTAGTACTACCAGTTTGATCAAAGTATGCACGTTTGTTTGGATCTTTTAGTATATCATATGCATTGCTAACTTCTGCAAATTTGCTTGCATCTCCACCTCGGTCAGGATGATGCTCTTTGGCTTTTTCTTTATAAGCTCGCTTGATTGTATCAGCAGTTGCACCTTTTGCAACGCCCAATATAGAATAAGGATTCATAGTGTATTGTATTACTTTTCTTTGCTTTTGTCAAGCTCTTCAGTTACTGCTTTTTCATAGTATACAATAATTTCAGATTGTTGTTCTAAATACCTTTTGATTTCAGCAATATTCAATGCGAGGTTTTCATAATCTTTCATTGATAGGGCAACGAATACAAGCTCCCCATAGATTTCGTTAAATTCTTTCACAAATTCTTCATAGTTGTCTTTGGTGACTACAAATACTCTTGTGTCAGTTAGCTGGACTGCTTTTGGTCTTGCTACTGTTGGTATTTTCGTTTTTTGTATTTGAGTTACTACCTTCACTTCCGGTTCCTGCGTCAGGCCGCTGCAACCACTTAGGAAGATCAGGCTGGCTATTGTTACCAGTATCGCCCATAAACTCACGCCATAACTTTGCCGTTGCGCCATTCATTTTTCCTTCTAATACTTTTGCATCTTTTAATGCTTCGACTACTAAATTTAAGTTATTAAGTTTAGATCTAAGTTCATCACCGTATGCTTCGGCTTTTTGTAAGTCTTGTTGTAACTTCTTATTCAGTGCCGCTGATTTTACAATATCTGCTTGCAGTGCTTTTGTGCTTGCTTCTGCAGTTTCGGCTGCAATTTCTAATTTTGAATTATTTTCACGTAGTACTTTAATTGTATTCTGTGTATCAGTGTAGTAAGACTTAGCGGCATAGCCCACACCACCGAGTAAACCTACAACTATTAAAAGTGCATAGACTTTAAGCATCCACTGCTCTCATACGTGCTACCAGTCTATCAGCACGTTTAGTTACTTGTCTATACCAATTTGAATCAACCATTTCATCAGCGGCGGAGTTCCAATCTTTGGCATCTACTCCACGTTTCATTCCTTTAAACTTTGAAAGTCTTGGACGACCCATGTTAAACATCATGTTTGCAATTATTCTTTGGACTTCTTCTGGGAGTTCATCAAAGTCAGGATATAGGATGTTGCAGTCTGCGAGGACGGTTTGGACGTCACTGTCAAAGGCTGAATTGCATCTATCTTCTGAGACAGGTGTTCCAACCGGTTGTCCATGTTCTGGATCACTATCAATAACCAGATGACCAATACCAAAAGTAGGCAACCCGAGATGGTCGAGGTATATTTCATTAACTGAGCCTTCGTCATATGCAATCTCTTCTCTAAGTTTATCAATGTCCATTTTTTCTTCCTTCTGTTGTAACCATATTTATGTAGTTTGCGGCCTCTACATGGGCTTTTTCCAATGGGTGTCCGCATGAGCCAATTGGAAAACCTTTGTGTATTGACCATTCTAAAAACGTATAACCCCAAAAATTTATTATATAATGGAGTGTTTGATTTTGAAGGTGAATAGCTTCTGCATTTTTCATGTACAACATAGGATCAATACAGGTCATTATAAAATCTATTTTGTTTTGTTGTAGCAAGCATATTGTACTGTATATTTGTTGTAAGTTGCGATGAAGGTTCCAATATTCGCTATCGATATGTTTGTAAAAAAAATGGGATAATTGATTTTCGTGTCGAGGATGTATTGTCTTCCAACTGTTGTTGTCAACATCATAGTAATCAAATCTTTCAAACCAACTCCAATTTACAATTACTAGACAATCATGTAATTTTTCAAGATAGGACAAAAGTATACAACTTATCCATTGGTTTCCTTTTCCGCCAAGAGCGTAACATTCGTATTTGGTATCTATATTTTTTGCGATTAAAGCTGGCCATGTACTTGTACTATAACGACCAGTGGGCTTAGTTTCATCATAGGTTGGACAATCAATCAGTTCGTCACCTCGTGTGAAACTATCACCAAAAGCTACAACTTTTTTATAGGGCATTATCTACCTGCGTTTGCTAGTAAGTTCTGTATATCTTTGGCTTTTTTGCCTTTGTTGTATATAGCTTTAGGAGGAATACCAGCAAGAGTTCTTGCTTCGTTAAGTTCGAACTGCTCACGTTCTCTATAGGTCTTAGGCGAAGTAGGTACTAGCAGGTTAAACTGTTCCACAGTAAAAGGCATTTCTTTGCCTCTGTAGCCCATGGTCCATCCATCACCTTCATACTCAGTTAGTGTGTTAAAGTCATCTAACAATGAGGCAATGTTGTCAGCAGTATAGTTTCTGCGTTTTAATTCTATGTATACAAGATATCTGTTTGGCTTAACTTCACCTGGACTCATATCTGCATCAAGCACAAAGTCGTAGCCTTTTTCAAACCAGTTGATTAAATCAACTGCGGCTTGTCTATCACGTACATAAAAACTAGCAACAACTATTTCATCATCGTCGCCCATTTTACTAGAAAAGTCATCAATATAGATAGTGCTTTTCAGCATACCTGCTAGGTCTTTGTAACCTAAACCTTCTGTTAAATTAAACTTGGACATCAATATTAGTATCCATTTCTGCTTGTGCGTCTGCATCCATGACCTGTTGCTGATCTAGGTCTGCATCATATGCATCGTCAAGATCTTGTAGATCAACTGTTTCATCTTCTAATTCTATGCTACCAGTTCGTATATCTGACATCAAGCTCTTAGGCATGATTATTTCAACCAACCAAATTGGCTTTTCAATTAGACGTGCAACCTTAGTACCTGCTTTAAAATCACTAGGATCTTTAATCTTTACAGGAACTTTCATTTTGGTTTTCTTCCATTTGACTTCACAATCAAAAGGTAGTAAACGCATTGCTCCTCTTGGATCAGGCATGAGTTTTGCTGGCCATAAAAATGTACATGACGTCTTATATGGACCTTGT